GTGGGGCATCAACAGAGGTTTCACCTACTATGCCCAAATTTACCTACTGGGAATCGCTTACACCTGAACCCCTACTACTTCAATGATTGATGTAAGAAAGCATGTCTTACCCATTGATGTTCGGGCAGTAGAACCACGTATCCCTCACACTACAGCAACACTTTATGCGTCCCCCCTTATTATTCCCAATTCACCCTCAAAACAACATAACCTGCTAATGCTAATCCAGTACCCATCAATGCAGGAAAAATCCAAGGAAGCACTGTAAGAAGATGTACAATTTGAACAGTAATTATACCGTAGAAAATGTACATAACCCACATACCAATCTTATTATGCCTACTACCACGTTTGTAGGGATGACATCCAATAGGTCCAGAATCCCATCCGTCTTGCATGTAATCTTTAGTTGGTATTTCTTTACTCATATCAACCCCCATCAATGTCACATCCAATCATTGCACCAGTCACAATACCAGTAGGAATTGCCCACCATTGGTCTTTACCTCTGGAGATAGCAGTTGCTAGTCCTCCACCTATTAAACCACCAGCAATCGTTCCTTCAGAGCAATCATTAGTATCTACATCCTCATAGACAGTCACATGCCTACGATATGGTCTTGGTTCTGTACTTACATGCCTATTTCTACATGGAACTTCAAAAGTATCATTCCATGACTTTACATAACCAGGATTCTCTGCTGTACCTGGAATATATTCTTCTCTATATTCTGTTCTAAAACAAGTTCTGCTAGATGAATATCCCTCTTGAGACTCATAAGGTATAGGAACAGGACTAGCAACTGCTGAGACTGGAGTGAGTGCTAATAACGCTGCGAGTGCTATTTTCATTTTAATTTTGTCAATAAACCTATTATACATGAAAAGGATTCATTCACCTAATAGTTTGTGCCAGTTCTCTGAGTGCCACCATCTTAGTGAACAATCCTTCCATATTATAGAACAACTTATAATTCTCTGTCGTTACATAATGACCTTTAATGTCATTACCGTCACAGTGCCATCCATATGACTTAACCTTTTCCTCTACCCCATCTATTCTCATCTTCTTACTACCATCTAAGTAAGAATGGTATCGCTCGTCTAGGTTAATCATTAGTTTTTGGTGGAATGTGTTAGTATTCTAACATACTTATATGATTTATCTATAAACTTTAGAATCTCTTTAGAGTTCCGCAATCATTCGTCACGTTTGTTCATCGCATCCTCTACGATATCTTGTAAGTTCTCAAACTCTTTCATACTCTCAATATCATATAACAATTTAGATATTTGAGTTATAACTAAAGGTTTTTCATTCACGGCAGCACATTTAATTGCTGACCTAATACTACCCTCTGCTTCAAGTAAATAATCTAATGTTTGCTGTGATAGTGCCATAATTAATACCTCGATGGAATTTTGTGATAATCAATAGGTGTATATTCATAACCATACTTGTTAAGATACTCTTCAAACAATTCATCAGGAACTCTACCTTCCCAATAATCTTTTTCAGTGTATTCTTCATTCATTCAATTCACTCTCCTTTCGTGATTGCTTTTCTTTTTTGAGTTGTTTCTTAACTTGTTTAGCATAATATACATCTCTTTCACTATACCACTCTGGATGTTCTTTGGCAAGTCTAATGAGTTTTTTTGCTGCTTTCTTATCCTTCAAAATTTAATTGAGTAATTGTACTGAACTATTATTTAGAATAGATTTTCCTCTTGCTCTGTAAGTAACTTAACTTCACTAGATGTGGGATAAGCAACACAGGTTAATACATATCCCTCTTCCATCTGGTCATCATCAAGGAAAGTCTGTTCCTCTTGGTTAACACTTCCCTCTACAACTTTCATAGCACAAGATGAACAAGCACCTGACCTACATGATGATTGGTGGTCTAAACCTGCTTCCTCTAAGGCATCTAAAATAAAAGTATCTTTATCACACTCAAAGGTTTCTTCTGTTCCATCAGGTGACTGTAAAATAATAGTTGCCATTGTATCAAATCTACGATTCGATTGTATTTATTATACTAAGACTTGCGATCCTCTTCTAATCTAAGTTGCCTCTCAAACTCAAACTTCAGTGTTGACAAGGGTTGTACAAGAAAATCTTCCCAATCATTACCTTCAATTAAGTCCTCAAGATGTGCAATATGTTCTAATGCAAACACCAATTTAGTTTCAGTATTCATTCTAGGCATTTAGATAAACTTACCTGCTAGTTCTTGTAACTTAAATATACTATACAATTCTAATTCTTCCTTCTTCATCAAATCATCTGCTTCAGTTCCTTCTTGCCTATCAACAATACTTACAATACGATTCACAACATAACCAGCATCACGAAGTTTATGCACTGCTTTAACAGCAGAACCACCTGTAGTAATTACATCTTCCAATACAGTTATCTCTGTTTTCTCTGGTGGTAACAATCCTTCTATCCATGCCTGTGTACCATGACCTTTTGCTTCTTTTCTTACAATCAGTGCATTTACCATCTTATTTTCAAGAGCAGATACTAATGCCACTCCACTTACTAGAGGGTCAGCACCTAATGTAAGACCAGCAACATAAGGAGTATCAACTTCCTTTAACATCAAGAGACTAGCAAGTGTAATACCTCTAGCACTTAAAGTAACAGGTTTACAATTCACATAGTGTTCGCTCTTCTTTCCTGATGAGAGGGTATATTCACCCTTTTTATAAGCATAAGTCTTTAATAATGATAACAACTCATTCCTTTGAGCATCTAATCTGTTTGCATCCATTTTATCAGTCATAGTTAGTTACCTCAGATTCATAGAACAATTCACCATCCTTACCATACATCATTTGCATCCACTTATCATCCTCTTTCTTATATACTTCTAATACTTCTTCTTTACCGTCTAGCGTATCAGTGCTCCATACACGAACCCACCACTCTTTCTCCTCATCATAAGAATAACCCTTTGAGTGCAATTCAGTAATCAAAGGGTCAGGCAATTCTACTACATTATTAAAACTATCTATCCACTCTTTCCACCATCTCATTTATATTACCCCTTTAGATTGTTGCATTGCCAAAAGAGTTTCATAAGGTATCCATGCTGGTTCCTCATCCATAAACTGTACTTGAACTTCAGTAAAATTCTTCTGCAAGTACCTTGAATAACTTTCTCTTACCATCTTAATAGGACTAAGAGGATTGTTCATCTGCTCCATTGCATCTGATGTATGTATGTTAGAATATTTCATATTTACAGTATAAAACCCCTCAACTGAAAAGTCAAGGGGTTATTGATTCTTATTTTAATAATTTACTTAAGGTGGATGTGAGTGTGTTAACATTAAACTAAAACCTCCTTGCAAATACGTTTACATACTGCTTGACTTTCATCACATTCGATTAAACACTCGTAATAATCTGCGATTAAATCATTATCGGGATCGAATGTCTCTTCCCCTGCTAGTTGATTATATGATATTAAGTTGTGCATTAATCTTCCTCATTTATGATAAGTTTACTAATGTACTAAACAACTTTAATTCAATTACCTCCGCTTAAGTGTACCTTTCGGTGACTAATACTATTTATAACACATTTGTGTCCATTTCACAACTTAACGCAACAAAAATTTATACCTAGTCCTTCCTCTCTGACATATAATAGTCACCCAATGCTCCACTCATTAGAGTCTCACTAATCTCACCATTAGGTGTAGTAATGGTGGGTTCTACATGATCATTCTTCTCTCCAAATTTTGATTCTGGAACTCTAGGATTAATCATATTTCTTGTCTTATCAATAACATCATCCCTAATTTGCATCAACTCATCATAACATTGTTGATTGTGAGCACAACTTCGTAAATGATTATCAGGACGCATTAAAGATTCAATAAAGATAGCACGAGCTCTATCCC